TTAAAATACCATCAAGCGGTAGTTAAGGACTATCCGTTTGATCTTGGTAATTATCATTTTTCAAAAATCAAAATCTTAAGACCATGAAAGACCCAATTGAATACTTAGAAGAAAACTTNCCAAGCCTTTTAAAGCTATTGTCAATGAAAGGAATACTTGCNCACACAGTTCAAGCCATGGAATTTTACGCCCAAGACGTAAAGGAAGCAACCGAAAAGCAGTTAAACAAAAAAACCAAAAACGATGAGTAAGGAAATAGCACTAATTAGCAAGGACGAACTTTCATTCGTAAAAGAAAATGCTCTTAATGGAAAGCAGCTTGAATTTATAACAAGTAGAACTCCTAAAAAGTACGTTCGACAACGTCCTGCAAAGGGTGGCGGCCAATGGGATTATGTTTCGGGCGGCTACGTTAAGAAGGTTCTTAATCTTATGTTTGGATTCGATTGGGATTTTGAAATCCTAGATGAAAAGATAATGATTGAATCTAAAGAAGTAGTTGTTAAAGGTCGGCTAACTTGTCGGACTAATGGCAAAGTGATTCAAAAGATGCAGTACGGAAACAAGGACATTATCTTTAAGCGCGGAACAGAAACGCCTTTAAGCATAGGTAACGACATGAAGGCAGCCGCAACCGATTGTCTTAAGAAGTGCGCTAGTGAACTTGGTATAGCAGCAGACATCTATAATAAACAAGACTTTGTTGAAATTAGAGTTGATACAGGCGAATATACTTTAGAGCGATTAAAAGATCTCTTTAATCAATTAGGCGAGAATGATTTGTCGCCTGAAGATAGCCTAAACATTGAAAGGATTATTGACCAAAAAGAAAAGAACAGTTACAAGAAAGCAATTAAAACAATAGAGAAACTATGAGCAGAGTAGCAAATTTCACAAGCAGCAGCATCCACAAACTAATGAGCAAAGGACGCGGCAATTGGTCAGTCGAAAATGTAGGCGCACCGTTTAAATCTTACGTTCAAGAAAAGATTTACGAAGCTAGAACAGGGGTAAGCATGAGCAAGGACGTAAACGCAAAGCCTGCAATTTGGGGTTGGTTTATGGAGCAATGGGTATTCGAGAATAAAATGGGCTTAAGCCATCAGTTAATTTCTAAGACAAGATACAAGCATGATGACTTACCTTGGTCGGGGATGCCTGACACGATCTTAGACGATAGCATTAGCGACATTAAGAATCCTTATACTTTGCTTTCATTTTGTCAAAAGGTAGATGCCTTAGAATCGGTTGAGACGTTCAAAGATCAAGTGCCGGAATACTATTGGCAGCTTGTTTCAAACTCTATCTTAGCCGAAAAGGAATACGCTGAAATATTTATTCACGTACCTTACGAGGATGAGCTAGCCGACATTCGAGAATTTACTGAACAATACGACGGTGATCAAAACAAGGTAGCGTTTATCAATTGGGCAACCGATGCAGAACTACCTCACATTAAACGAGACCACTATTACAAAGACCTTAATCATATTCGGTTTAAAGTTCCTGAAGAAGACAAAGAACTACTAACCGAACGAGTTAAAATGGCAACTGAATTATTAAACAAAGCGATATGAAAACAGAGCTTAAAATGATAAAAAAAGGCAATCAGTTTTTTATGCGAGGCATGGTAAAAGTTGCTAGGGATGTAAGTGATAGTATCTTTAAAGACGGCAAAGAGTACATTCATAACTCAGAAGAAATATTCTTAGTTCCATTAGTCAAGTTTAGACCTTACTTGTGGGGTTCTTTTTATCCTGATATTAAGATAGAAGAATTAGGAGTTTATTTAAAAATGAACCGTATACATGAAAGTTTCTTTTGTGACTATATTGTAGATGACGAAATAAATTATAGTCAAAATGAAATGGTTAAAATGTATCAATATCTTTTTCAAAACAATCATTTAGACGCAAGAATAAAAAGCATTGAAGTTCACAAAGGCTTCATTGATTATGAAAGAGATTTATTTGAACGGCAATTAGTTAAAGTTGCATTACATCCGATGGGTTGGAATAATTGCTGTTATTATACCATATCATTAAAAGACTTTGTTGAACTTCCTTTAACAAATAACGTAAGGTTTGTTTGGCATCAACTAAAGGATTTAAACATAGAAAACCACAAAGACAAAATTAAAACAGCAATTCAATTTATTCACAAACAAATTCAATACAATGCAGCCAGTTAACAACAAATCATTAGTATCATTTCTTTATGACCAAATGGAATCATTAAAAGAGGGTAAGACATCAAAAGAAGATGCTTTAGCACAAGTTCAAATAGCTAAACAGATTAATTCTCACATGAGGTATGAGCTTGAAAGAGCAAAAACAGTCATGCAGTTAGCAGAACATAATGCAAGGTTTAAGGATGGAACAAACCTAAGAGAAATCGAAAGCAAAAATTTTGAAGATTAATTAAACAAATCAATTTAAACACTATGGTAAACAAAGTAATTTTAATCGGAAACGTCGGGAAAGATCCCGAAGTAAGACAAGCAGGAAACAGCAAAGTAGCAAACTTTAGCCTAGCAACGTCTGAGAACTACAAAGACAAACAAGGCAACAAGCAAACTAAAACCGAATGGCATAACATTACCATTTGGGGCAATTTGGCTAGCGTAGTCGAACGCTTTGTAAAAAAAGGTGATAAGATATTACTAGAGGGTAAAGTCGTTACTAGAAGCTACGAAAAGAACGGAGAAAAAAGATATGCCACTGATATAGTTTGCAGTCAAATGACTATGCTAGGTGGTGGATCTAAAACCGAAAAGAAAGAAGAAGACTTGCCGGACAGCGAAATGCCTGAATGGTTAAGAGATTAATTTAAACAGGGTCGGCTAATCGGTCGACCCTTAAAACCTAAAACATGAATAATATAAAAGACCCTATAATTGTCTACGGTATTTCAAAAGGAATTGTGAAAAAGTTTAAAATTTTTGACAACGAAAAAAAAGGCAATCAAGCACAAATTTTTTTTAGAAAGTTAATGAATGATCCAACAATAGATAGTTATCACATGATGGACATTGAGTGTTTTTCAAATAAACTAAACGATGAAAGAACCTAAAACACAACATCAGCTAGTGCTATGGTATTTAATCAAGCACTCAAAAATGGCTATCACATTAAGCTATGTCATCAAAGACAGTATGTTCTACAAGTTTCAAACAAGGCTATCTGATCTTGAGAAGAAGTACGGACCATTAGCTGAAAGAAAGACATTTCGTTTTACTAATCGGTTTGGACATCAAGGCAAGCATTACGGCTACAAAGCAATAGACGTAAACCGATGCAAAGAAATCTACAAAGAGTTAACCGAAAATGAGGAAGCATGAAAGGTGAATTAAGAATTGGCAACCTAGTAAGCTATCAAAATCAATTTACAATAGCGGTAGACCTTGAAATAATAGAAGAGATTCAAAGCGGTGCTTCAGGATATAAGCCAATAACAATAACTAAAAAAAGGTTAATTATCCTTGGCTTTGAAAAAGATGGAGATTATTTTGAAGACAGTTGGTATCAAAAAGGAAACTTTGCAATAAGTCTGATCTTAAAAAGATGTATACTCATTCACAAACCCTACACTAATGAAGAACACTACAGTGAACTACCTTTTTACAACAAAATCCACGAATTACAAAACCTTTACCGGTGGACGGTAGGAAAAGAATTAACCGAAAAAGAAAAACCATGATACAGATTACCGAAACACAACACGACAAAATACAGGCGCTAGTAAACTTTATGACCGAAATGGGTATAGACTACCAAACTGGCAAAGAAGAGCGATCATGTCGTAATTCTGACCCTTTATTCTCACAAAAAGACATTTGGTATACTTCAGATATTTATCACCGTCGGCTAGCCTTTGCGCGATTCTACTTTAACGGTAAAGAAGACGCTCAATATTGGCAAGTGATAAAGCATTGTGGGAGCCATATAAAAGCCCAAAAGCTCTACCTGCAAGCCAAAAAAGAAAACCGAAAAGAATTAGTAAGGCATCTTGAATATCTATTAAACAAGAATTAGTATCTTTGTCAAAGCTCGGTGCAGGAGTTAGTAAGAAATTAAAAAGCCTTTGGTTAGTAGAGCTGCACCCTCGAACGCCTAAGGCTTTTTTGTTTAGTAATTATGAAAGACATATCAGAAAATTACATACAAGTACAAGGTTGGATGATTTCTAAGCTTAAATTAAGCGGAAACGAACTACTTTGTTATGCTTTAATATTTGGATTTTCTCAGGATGGGAACAGTAAGTTTCAAGGATCTATAAATTACATCTGCACATGGCTAAATTGTAGTCGACCTACTGCAATAAAAAGCTTAAAATCTTTAGTTGAAAAAGGTTATTTAAACAAAGAAGAAGTTATTATTAATGGAGTTAAATTTAATACCTACAATGTTTTTCAAAGGGGTAGTAAAGAAACTTTACCCCCTGTAAAGAATCTTAACGGAGGTAGTAAAGAAACTTTACCGGGGGGTAGTAAAGAAACTTTACCCAATAATACTAATAACAATAATAATACTATTGATAGTATAGATAAGAAATTTAACTTCAAAAAAGAGTTTTTTAAATTAGGTGTAGAAAAAGATGTTTTAGAAGATTGGCTAAAAGTAAGGAAATCAAAAAACGGAGTAAATACAAAAACTGCTTTTAATAAATTGAAAAAAGAAATTGAAAAATCAAGACTATCTGCAAACGAATGTATAAGAATAGCAGCTGAAAAAAGTTGGTCAGGATTTAATAGCAATTGGATAAAAGAAAAAAGTTCCGCGAAAAAAGAAAAACCAAAAAGTAGATTAGATGAATTCATTGGAAATTAAAATTAAAGAAGCAAATGGCTTAACAGCATTTGCAGAAAAGGAAGGCAATACGTTTGCACAAACTTGGAATAAGATAGCCTTTAGCATAGGTATTAGAAAAAAACTATCAGATCCTGAGCTAGGTATTATTTTAGAGTTTATGCAGGAGTTTTATAAAACCCTAACTTTAAAAGACGTATCAAAAGCCTTTGGCCTTTATACGGCAAACCGATTAGACTTTAATGATTCTCACTATCAAAGCCTTGATAATTTATTTATTGGCAAAGTTTTGGATTCGTTTAAAGAATGGCAGCGCAAAGAAAATGCAAAGCCAAAACCGATTGAGCCTGCCAAACAATTAGCCGAACCAAAAGAGGACTTTAAAGCTCACTTTGATTTCGTTAAACGAATATGGGAAAGCGAAAGCCAACTCCCTAAAATGTTTAACGTAAAAGGCTTATTTGTTTGGATGGAAGATCAAGGAATGATTAAGCTAAGCGATCCTGAAAAGGTTGAAATATTTGAGCAGGTCAAAGCCGAAACAGAAGCGCAAATCAAAAATGAAAGGGCAAAGATGCGACCAATTAATGACTTAATGAAAGACCTTGAAAAAAGCAATTTGCAGAACGAAGCAAGAAGACGTTGCATTAGAAATTACTTTAAAGGAAAATCAATTGAATAAATTGTATATTTGCGTTCGTTTATGCACTCGCATATAGGTTTTATGGTTCCCCCGGCTTATGGTCGGGGGTTTTTATTTGTAAACCTATGCACTTATTAGAATTTTTCGAATAACTGAAAAAAAATTTAAGTTTTTTCTGAAATAATTAGGTTTGCATTTAAGTTTATGCTTATATTTGTACCGAACAATAAAACAAAACGATATGACAACATATAGAATATTTACAGAAGAACTAAATGGTTTGACAGATACAATTACTGTTCAGGGCACAAATAAAGAAAAAGCTAAGAAGGAATATATTGATAGTAGAATTATTCAATCAATAAAGGGATTTAAAAGACCTTTACCTGTTAGCGTAGAAATAGAAATAGCACATTAATAATGAACATAAAGGAACTAAAAAAAGAACTTGGCTTATCTCAAAAAGATATAGCTGAGCTCTTTCAAATGAGTTACGGGTCTTATGCTAACTCAACAGCTAAAGAACGCTATGAAACGGCTCTATGCAAGTTTTATCAAGTAGTTAAAAATAAATTAAAAAGCGAATCTAATTAAGCCTAACAAGAAACTAAAAAAACCTAAAACAATGAACCTAACAGACGAACAAATTGCCGAAAAGCAGATTAAAGACTACCTAAGTCAAGATCGTATAGAAATTAATCTTGAATCATTTGATCAAGAAGTTGGTCAGAATGAAAAGGAAGTGATAGACTATCAAGAAAAAGGTTTTTTTTCCTTAGAAGTAATTTACAATTACGACTTTGAACGCGAAACCGAAACTAATGGATCTATCGAGAATGTACATTTAATTGAAATTGCTCAAGGGTATTTCTGCATGGATGACATTTCAGTTCATTTAACTTCGGATCAGCTTTTAAAGATACAAGGCAAGGCTATTTTAATTTGCTAACGTTGAATCTAAGGGTAGATTTTGCCCGAATAAATAAAACTAAATCATGAATTACAGAACAAAGTTAAGACAGGAATATCATAAAGAAACAGGTAATTATTGGAAGAAGATAAATGTAAACGCAGAGCCAACTATTGACTACGTTAAATGGTTAGAAAACAAATTAAAAAAAGGGCAAAAATCACCTTTAGATAGTGTTAGCAATTGGGTGGACGCTACAAAAGAAACTCCAACTCCTTTTTTAAACGTATTAGTGCATTTTAAAGGACAGTGGATTTCTTCAGTCAGAACAGCAACTTGGGATGGAGTTTCTTGGAGTGTTAGAGGTGGTGAACCTATTTTAACAGATGAAATAACGCATTGGAAAAATATTGAAAATCCACCTTTGGCTAACGGACAAGGCTATGCGTAGTGCCTTATTCAAATTACGCACAAACTTAAATTAAAAGCAATGAGCAAGAAATACGAACAAACATCAGCAGAAGTAGATAAGGCATTAAGTATAGATAGTGTTAGCGTGAGTGATTTTTCACTTCTTGCAAAAGATGAGGATTTTAAACAACAACTATTAAATAGGTGGGGGTTTACAGAAGATGGAGCAGCAAATGCAACAGAACAGTTAAAAATATTCAGCTTGCTAGATTGGATGGAGCAACATTCACGCTAACGGTTTGTGTATGAGCCGTTTTTTTATGGCTCATACAAATTGTTAGCCACAGTACTTTTAACGATAA